ACCCTTCCGATCCGCCCGATGCCCCACAGGCTAGGGCATAGCTGGCCCTTTTATGCCTATGAGACATGTGAGTGGGTTTCTACAGCCTAGGGGGAGACAAACCCCCTACCATCGCCGGGAGGCGCGGGACTGTAGGGCAGGAACGTTTGGCCCACGAACGGGCAGGCCAGGTAAACGGATGGTGGAAGCGTGGTCCTGATATCCGCCCCTGTTTCGGCAGGCAGGAAAAGCGGAAGGGTAAGCCACGCCTAGATTTAGAAACGTGGCTGGATAGGCCCCCAAGGGCTTGCGTCGCAACCGTCGCAACCAACACACCTACCCCACAAGCAGCGCGCGGGCCAGTTCATAGCGGCGCTTCACATCTTCCAGCCCGACATGGCCCCCGTTAACGGCTTTTCGGACCCTGCCAAGGTCTCCCCGATCTGCCAGGTCGTTAAGCCCCATACGGGACCACCATATGCAAGCACTCTCTGCCGCGCCCGCGGGCGTGCCGATGCTTTCAACCCATTCGTCTGTGAGCTCGCGCTGCAAAACCCCGGCCACGCGCGCGTAGGACCAACGGCCGGTGAGCTGGATCAAGCCCCGCCCGCGGTATGTCCAGCCATCGCCCGGCAGTTTGTTGCCAAGGTTGCGCGCCCCCCAATCGCCCCCGTAAACCTCATTGGCGATGGTCTTTTCGTCCGCCGGATGGCCCACGCGGCGGCAGGCATCAAGCGCGCGGGTGGTGGCCCTAGCGCCAAACACGGCCGCCAAGCGGTCCGGGCTGTAATCCAGGCTTTCCACAAGCCGCCGCCCGCCGTTAGTTTCATGCCCGAAATTGGCAAGCGCCATAGCCGCGCGAATGGGCTTCCCCGTCATGCCCGCGCGGGCCATATACTCGTTTAGCAGCGGCGACCACATAGCAGGCGCTGCCCAATCCAAGCCGGTGAGCAATTTCGTGTTGATCATCTGAGCCTCAAATAGATACCGGCCAAGCATGACGCTATCGCCAGCCCGGCCGCCGTTATCAGGATCTTGCGCGTGGGCAGTATCACGCGGGCGGCTGCCGCACAAAAGATTGCGCCACCGTTTGGATCACAGGCTCTAAACGGCGCGGGAGCCTAACGCTAGCAGGCCATGCGGCGGGCTTAGAAGCCGTGGCGAGGAATTCTGTAGCCATAAGCCGCCCGGACTCATAGTTGCGCTGCTGCCAGCTTGGCAGGTCATCATACGCCGCGCGATAGCCTAAGCCCGCCAAAGCATCCTGATAGCCCGCCCGCACGACTTCCATGATGTCAGGCCGGTGCCGGGCTTTGGTGTGCAAAACCTTGTGCGCTTTCTCGTTTTTCATAGCACCACCACCAAGAAACAGGTGCCGCCTAGCAGCACCAAGAATGCCAGGCCCTCGGCCAAGGTTTTGAGTATGCTCATTGTGCGGCCTCCGCTTCATAGCGTGCCAGGTCGCGCAGCATGGTGCGCAATTCCAAGGCCGCTGCTTGTTTGCTGTCAAAAGGGCCTACAACGGGCTGGCCTCTCTCATAGATATACCAGCCGTCAGGCCCGCTAAATGACGGCGCGAAATCCTCCGCCCAATAGCCGAGCTCGAAATACCCGACATCAAAGCACCAATTGAGTGTCTCACTCATTGTCATGCCCTCCCTATGCGCCAATGGCGCGCAATGCGTTGCGGATACGGTCTCGGCGGCTTATCCAGCGATCTAGGCTGGCGTGCCGCGTCAATGGGTGTTCCGTGGCAGTAGACCAAGCCCATAGGCGCTCAAAGCGGTTGAATGCCGCATCCCCGATTAGGCCATGCGCCCACAAATGCCTGGCGCGGTCCCATGATGCGCGGGCTTGGATCAATTCGCGCAATTCAGCGCGGGCTTCCATGTGTGTCATTGTCATTCCTTCCCTTAAACCGCTTGCCACACGTCAAAGCCGTGGTTGCGCAGATTGAAATCCCAATAAGCGCCATCATTCTTCGCAAGCGCGCTTACGAAATGCGACAGATAATCCGGCTTTTCGCCTCCCTTAAATTCGATGCGGCACGCCGCCGCCCTGCAAGCTGCTGAATGCTTGTCATAGCCCCCGCCAGCAGCGAAGCCGCGCACCATCTCGGTGCCATGGAAATGGACATAGGCATAAAGCCGTCCCGCACCATCGCGGGGATACTTAAACGCTATCGTGCCGATGCGCGCACCATCGCGCACAATGACATAAGCGGAAACGGCATCGAAAGCCGCGCGGTGCTGGTCATAGATGTTGGTCATTGTATTAGGCCTCCCCATATGCGGATTCGATAGTCTCGCCGGTATGTGCGCAGTAAAGGGCGGTATCCTCCCAATTGATGTCCACGCCAGCGGCGCGCCATTCATCGCGCAGCCCATGCAGCGTGGCGTAGCAGATATTGCGCCATTCAGCCCGCGCGGCCGCGATGGAAAGAGCCTCCCCGTCCGCCATCACAACGTAGAGCGGATATCCGCCAGGCCAGGCATACACGTCACGCAATGCGCGTTTGACGCTGGCGAGTGTCTTGATGTTGTCCATTGTGTCTTTCCCTTGTTGTCGAATGCCAGCATGGCAATCGGGCAAAGCGCACGCCACCGTAGCAGCGCCGCCTTGCCGGATTGTCAGGCTTCGCGCCGTGGCAGTTTGTCCACAAAGCCTGCAAAGCGCCCATACACGTTAGGGCGGCGCGCAATGAGTGATTGCAAATCCTCGGCCGTCATTGGGTTGGTGGCATGGTTCACCAATTCCATGAAAGCCTCATTGAGTGACGCAATCTTGCGCTGCGCCAATTCGTAGTGCTGTGCTTGCGTTAACATGATTAAGCCTCCGCGCTTTCGATGCCATAATGTTCATCAGTGTAGGTTGCTAGGTCCGCATGGATAGCGTCGCAAACGCCAGCGTCATACGCCGCCCATGCTTCCTCGCTGCTAGGTGTGACGAAATCACCGTCACCCAAATCATTGAAGCGCTTGGCAGTGTATTCGAATGGCGAATAGCTGCGGCCGTTGCTTTCAGCTTCAAAGCAAAGCGATTCGTGCACCTCGCGGATATTCTCCGCATCCACCACCACACGGCCGAGGCTTTCCGCCCAGAGCTTGTCGCCAATGCTCGGCACATTGTGGCAAGCGATACCATGACCGGAGTTCCAGCCATCGGCATAGGCGTCGCGCAGTGTCTCGCAAGCTGCATATTGATTAGGAATGATACGCATTGTGCTTTCCCTTTCGTTATCGGCAATTCGCCGCACAAGCCGCCCCGTAGAGCGGTTTATGTGGCGGGGCGGTGAAGCCCCTGCCGGTTACATCACGTCGTCGTCGGTGATGACGCGGTGTGCGGCATAGCGGCCGTCGTCAACCGCGCCGGACTCGGCGAAGAATGCAACGAGCGCTTCAGCAGCGCTTTCGGCATCATAGGCGCCGCGAAGCTGGTGCATCTCGCCAGCAGCGTCGGTGTGAGTGATGTAAAAATACATTGTTCTGTTCCCATCCGGCTTGATTGCCGATGTGCACAATGTATGCGTTGTATGCGCCCCTGTCTAGCGCTATTTTATTAAACTTTATCCATGTTTGAGTGTTATAATATATCATGCCACGTCATGGCACGCATCTTGCTTCACGCGCGCGCGCGATCCTTATTACGTCTATATCGTCATAGCGTGATAACGTTATAACGTTACATCGCCCATCACGTTATATCATAACCCACATCCCTGTTAGGCCAGCGTCTATGTCATATGTCGTATTACATCCAGCTCAATGGCAATGATGGAAGCAATGGCCTCTCCAACCACCCCGCACAGGCTATTCTGAGAGGGCTACAGGCCGGTCTAGCGATGGGGGCGCTAGGGTGGTAGCGCAAACCCTATGACAGCCCTGTACGCCCGTCTGTGTGGCTTATAGGGACATGGCCCCTGACCTATCTACGCAATGTTATAACATAACGTCGCGCACACGCACGCACACACGCCTAGCGCACGCAAGCGCCTGCCCGCGCATGGGCCGCGTGGGGGCTGATGAGCGTGCCCCTTTCGCTGTTCCCCCCAAGAAAAAACTGGGTTTGGCGGGTTGGTTGTATATATACGTTGTAACGTGTGTGTCAGATGAGGGTTTGGTTATGGATACGGTGGTGATGAACAAGGTGTTGGACTTGTATGCGAGTGGTGCACTTGTGCGCGTTGTATGCAACCGTTGCAATGTAAGCATTAGCTCGGTGATGCGGGTGTTGAGGCGTGCGCGGGCTGAGGGTGATGTGAGGGTTTTGAGGAGGCGGCGTTTGGCTGGTGGTGAGCGTGGGCGGATGATTGAGGGTATGTTGGGAGTTGAGGGTGGTGTGAGTGCTGCGGAGATTGCGGAGTTGTTGTGGGGTGATGAGTTGCCGAGCACTTGGCGTAGTGTGGTGGGGATTGAGATTAGTAAGTTGAGGAAGGCTGGGGTGGTTGTTAAGAACCTCAAGGGCCGCTATGTGTTGGCATAAAGTTTAGGGGCTAACACAGTGAAGTTTGACCTCAAAAAGTTTTATGCCTTTTGCTCTCAGTTGCAGATTGAGACGAAGGAGAAGGGTTTGCAGCGGCTGGACAAGCTGTTGGGCACGCAGACTTATGTGATGAATGAGATTGCGCGTGGGCTGGAAGAGGATGTGCACTTCTTCACCATTTTGAAGGGCCGTCAGCTTGGCGTGACGACAATCAGCCTGGCGTTGGATTTGTATTGGGTGTTCACGCATCCGGGCTTGGGTGCCACGCTGGTGACGGACACTGAGGAAAACCGTGAGATGTTTCGGTCCACCTTGGGGATGTATTTTGAGCACTTGCCGCGGCAGTTCAAGATTCCGATGGAGGGGCATAACCGCAACCAGTTGGTGCTGAAAAACCGCAGCCGGTTGTTTTACCAAGTGGCGGGCTTGCGGGCTAAGGGCAGCTTGGGGCGTGGTAAGGCTATTACCTATTTGCACGGCACGGAGACGAGTTCATGGGGCGATGAAGAGGGTTTGGCGTCGTTGCTTGCTTCGTTGGCTGAGACCAACCCGGACAGGCTGTAC